ACATTCCGCTGTCAGCAGACGCGCAATCTATTGTGCCTTTACAATAGATTGCGCGTCTGCTGACAGCGGAATGTTTTGGGCTCCTGCGAACTTTTGTAAATCGGGATAATCCTTGAGAACTTCGGTAGGAACAGACTTCCCTTCTTTTATGGCTTTTTCAACTAAAAAACGGTGAGGGTCTTTTGCCGCTGACCGAGGGATATATGAAGATACTGGTAGGCTTGCCGCTTCGCCAGCCTTGCTTAATGTGTGCGCCTGTTCAAGTGAACCTTCGGCGTCGAGCCTACTATCCGATAGCCGGTGTAAATAATCCGGTTTTTGATGCGAATCGAGAATAACCGCAACTTCTCCGGGGCGCATATTCCCCCCACGATTAGGGAACCGTGCGGCTGTTTCAGCATCACGGGTGATATATGTGCTTGTCGCTCCAGACATATCGCCTGCGTTTTTTATATTTAAAGCTGCCTTATCGCTGGCTCCGTGATACCATGCTTCTTGACCAAATTCGTTTTTGGTTATTTGCCACGGTTGCTTTCCGTATGACAAAGATTCTTCTACCGGAATCCCCTTCACAATCGGAGCAGAATCCGCCCTTGGCATCGCTTCGACGAACTTCGTAATATCTGCCGCGTCCGCTTCGGGGTTTATCTTCTTGAAAGTATTGATTGCGTCGACCGCGTCCTGCCCCAACACCTGATCTGCTGCGCGGCCCGCCTTAAACTCCGCGACAGGTTCAGCCACGCGGTTGACGCCCCGGAAGTCTTCTGCCGCCGCAAGTACCCGTTTCCCTGCGCTGGACTCCTCCACAGCCTTGACAATCGGATTGATAGCCTTGGTTAAGCCTATGGCCTTTGCGCCCCGCCCTGCGAGTCCTACGACTTTTGCGGGGGATACTAACCATGCAGGGTCAAGAACTACGTCGGTGGCAAGTCCTGCCGCCGCCGCCAACATCGGATTTTCTTTTACCCACTCAGGGTTAAACGTTTCCTTCCATGAGGTGTTTTGGTCCCATCCTTGCTTCGCCCCTGCCATCAGGTCGGTTCCTTCTTGCGCGGCTTTGACAGTCCCTGCGATTGCGCCACGGGGCTTGTCGAGATAGGAGATAACGTCCATAGCCGCCGCTGCCGGTTGTTTAAGAACGTCAAAGACGCTTCCCAGCGTGTCCATAATCCCACCGGATTCTTGCGCGGCGGGTTTCGACTGAGTACCCATGAAGTTATCGTAAACGCTATTCCCTGTAGGTTGAGGTGCTGCCTGCACGGGAGCGGCTTGTTGCCCGCCCATGAACGAATCATAAATACTATTGCCCGTGGCAGGAGGCGCCGCTTGCGCAGCGGCCGGTTGCGGAGTCTGTGTTCCTCCTGCCATAAAGTTATCGTAAATACTATTGCTTGTAGGCGCCGAGGCTGCTTCTGCCGTGCTGAATAATGCCTTGTCTATCGGGTTTCGTTCTTCGTTCGGTGCTCTATCTTGACTCTCAAAGTGGATATGTGGTCCAGTACCATGAGGGTCACGGATAACGTTGTACCCTTGACTCTCTAAATGGTCTGCTACGGCATTAAATTGAGGGTCGCCCCAGTTCATGCCTGCCCATGCAATATCAGCTGCCCTTGCGCCGTTACGGGCGTAATGGTTGCTATTCTCTGCGCCGCCGACAGGTCGCTCGTTGGCAGGACGGACCGTTTCAGACACTTCGGGGTTAACGCCAAGTTGACTCGCAAAAGATAATGCGGAATTAAGCCCTGACGCAGTATCAGGGTTTAACCCTGCCCATTGTTCGGGTGCTTCTGTTGGCACAGGAGGAACAGTCTGTGTCATGAAGTCATCGTATATAGACACGACTACTCCTTAATGCGGTCGCGATTGGCAACCCATTCCGCTATGGCCACTTCACTCATCCCACTTTTTCTCATGATATCAATAACGTCTTTATCAACCCCATTGTTATTTGTACCTGGGGTAATTTGTTGCGTTTGTCTTCCGCGTGTTGGGGCTATTGTCGAATTTGGAGGTGGAGTTGCCCCATAACCGGGGAATACCTTTTTAGCCATTCCGGACAACCCTTCCTGTTGTAACGTATCCATCCAACTGCCTTGCCTTACTCCATTGTTATATACTTCCGGAGTTGCAGGTGCCGCTGCCGGTGCTTGTGCTTGCGGCGCTACATTCGGTTGTTGTGGTCCCTGTTTATTCTGCTCTTCCCATACCATGTCGTTGATTAACTGTTCAGGAGCGCCTTTCGCTCTCATGTTGGATATCTTCGAGTCAATATCAGAATTTCCTGTTGGTTGAACGGGAGGCAATGCGGGGCCCGCTGGTCCCTCCTGTTGCGGCGGGCCGAACCCTAGTTTTCCTGCTAATTTGGCTGCCAGCTGCGGATTGTTCTGCACCCGCGTCATTTCTGGCTTGCCGTAAATATCCATCTTCCCCGTAGGAACTTCTGTAAATGACAAAGCCCATCTGTATGTAGTTGCTAGTTCCGCAGGGGTAAGTTCGCCTGCCGGTCTTTTTTGATCAAGTTCTTTTTGCCTTAGTGCCAATGATGCTCGCTGGAATGCGTTCATGTCCGGTTTTGTGAACTTCGGCCCGACCGGGACCATCACGCTTCCGTCGCTGTTATGCGCCCAGAGCTGCTCACCATCGCCGCTGCTCATCTTCGTGAACGTCAGCGTCGGGACGGCCATAAGTTCCTTGAACGCCGCCATATCCACGCCGGTCCTGCCTATCCGCTTTTGGTTTATGTTGTACTGCAGGATGCCGCCGAGGGCTTTGGATTTGCTGGCGTTGGTGGAGAAGTCTTGTCCTGCTAATTCGATTAATTTCCCGTTGTTATAGTTCTCGAAGGCATCGGCTTTTTTATTGAAGTCAATGTCAGTCTTTTCCTTCACGTCCGTATCGACCAGCGCTTTTGCTTCGGCGTAACTCATTCGGCGTTGCTTGACAAGGTTTGCAATGGCAGTTTTCCCCTGTGTCTGATATGACGCCTGAATGTCAGTCTTCGACGGCGCGGCCATAGGTTTCGCGGGCGCCTGCGCCTGTTCCTGCTGTTGCGGCGGTTGCGCTTGCGCCGGTGGTAATGCCGATTGTTGCGTGGGTTGTTGTTGCTGATACTGTTGTGGGACTTGCAGTTGAGTCTGCTGCTGTGCGTTCTGCACCATCTTCGCCGGGTCCACCGTATCCAATGCCCCCGGTTGCATCATTGATGCCGCTGCTCGTTCCTGTGGTGTCTGCATGGCCGCGATAGGTTGCGGGGCGAGTCCATCCATCGGGAGTAACCCTTTCATGCGTTCTTGGACTCCTTGGACGGCTTGCGGAGTTACCTGCTGTTGCGGCCCTGCGAGTTGCTGAATCTCTGCAAGAGACTGTTGCGGCGGGGCTAATTGCCCCCCGATGTTTCCGAGTTCGGCTACCTTGCCCGCTTCATTTCGTGCTCTATTGTTCTCGCCCATGATCGTGCCGATGATACTGAATAATCCAGCGTAGGGGTTTTGGTAGTTTTGGTTTTGCTGAAAAGGAATGTTGTAATTCATATCATCACCCCCTACTTCTTAGCCCCGTAGAATGAACCTATACCGCCCGCAACCGCTCCCAATAATTGAGCGCCAAGCCCCGGCGGCGTGACGGTTGTGGTCTTGTCGTTGATTCGGTTCGTGCTGAGCAAGCCGAGCAAGCCTGAAGTGTCCGACTGCTGACCCTGCGAGAGCGCCAGAATCTTCGACGGAATATCAATGGAAGCGTTCTGCGCGGCGTTGGCCATCGCCATTGGCTGCGACAGTAGCCCTGACTGCTGGGTAATGTTGTTGCCCTGCGCGTCGTAAATCTGCTGCTGGTTCGCCATCCCCTGCTGATTAAGCGTCAGTTGATTGTTGGCGAGGTTCGCGGCGTTGCCGTAGATTTGCTGGTTCAGGTCGTTTTGGTTCCCGGCGAGGCCCAGTTGATTCGCGTAGCCCTGCTGGTTTAATCCAGCCATTGTCCCGGCTATTCCGGACTGGTTCGCGAATCCCTGTTGATTCAGCCCTGCCATCGTTCCGGCGATATCGGACTGGTTCGCGTAGCTTAACTGGTTCAGGGTGTTCCTGCCGGCAACATTATTCGCTTGGTTGCCGTAGTTCTGTTGATTCAAGGCGTTCATGTTGGCAATGGTATTCCCTTGGTTGGCGTAACTCTGCTGATTCAGCCCGGCCATTGTTCCAGCGATATCGGATTGATTGGCGTAGCCCTGCTGGTTCAATCCAGCGAGCGTTCCCGCGAGTCCCTGTTGGTTGCCGAAGTTCTGCTGATTAAGCGCGTTCATGCCCGCGACGGTGTTCGATTGGTTTCCGTAGTCCTGCTGCGCCAAAGCATTCCTGCCAGCAACGGTGTTGGCTTGGTTGCCATATCCCTGTTGCAACCAGTTGGTCAAATCGTTCCCTGCTTGCAGGCTGTAGTTTTGGCCAGTCTGTTGTTGTCCTGCTTGCTGTGCCTGCAATGCTGCGGCTTGCGACATGTTCTGATTGTAGTTTTGTGACATCGTGTTGGCCACACTATCAGATATCCCCTGTATCCCAGTGCCCATTGCCGAAGAGTTGATAACCCCTCTTGAAGCATTGTTGGATAACAGATTACCTAATGCCGTCTGCGTTCCCCTGTTGATTGCGTATTGCTGCGCATCGGCGTAGGCTGATGGTAATTGCCCGTTTGTCAGCCCTGACATTGACGCGGCGTTCTGGGCGTTCAGGTTCGCCTGTGTGCCTAACAGCCCCTGATATACGCCGGTACCTGTCGCCTGATTCGCGGCGTTGGCAGTATCTAATCCACCGTATAAAGCGTTACCCTGCGCCGTGTTTGCGGCGTTCACGGAATTTAATCCACCGTATAACGCGTTACCTTGGTTGGCGTTCCCTGCGCTTACCCCGGATAGAGCGCCATACATTGCGTTGTTTTGTGCCGTGTTCGCGGTGTTGGCGTTACCCAAAGTACCATAAGCAGCGGCGTTCTGCGCTTGGTTCACCGTATTCACATCGCCGAGTGTCTTATATGCCGCGCCACCCTGTTCTGTGTTCGCGCCACTCATATAGTCCAAATTGTTATATGCGGCGTTGCCCTGTTCTGTATTTTTGGCGTTGGCATTGCCGAGGGTCCTGTAAGCAGCGCCATTTTGCGCCATGTTCCCCGCGTTTACATCACCGAGAGCGCCATATGCGGCGTTATTCTGCGCTTGGTTCGCGCTGTTAACTTTGCCTAAACTCGAATATAAATTACTCCCGGCAGTCGCGTTGTTTTGGTTTTGCCCAGAAAGACTGTTAAGCGCGGCGGTCCCGGAGTTTATGTTCTGCGTGTTCTGCCCGGTCATGCCGCTAATGTTCGTGCCGAGATTAGCCGATTGATTTATCAACCCCTGCGCCCCCGCTACAGCCTGATTACCATACTGCGTATAATCGACAGGCACGATACCCGGAGATTGCAGGATCATGTTTGAACCGAGCGACTGCATGTCAAGCGCACTTTTCGCCGTCTTTTCAGCGTAGTTCGCCTGCACGTCTTGGAGTCTTAGTTCCTGCGCAGTGGGTTTCGCCGACTCTACCACGGTCCCACCTTTGCCGCCGAATCGCTGCAAATCAAATTGAAACATTTCTTACCTCCCGTTTGACAAAATCCGACAAGTGACCTTTAACCACGGAATACCTCCGTCCTTCGAATTCGTAGTCGTACTCCGGTAATCTTACGCATTTCCACTTGCGGATGAAAGGCGCGGGGTTTCGCGTAGTGGCTGCGGCTATCCACTCTATTCCTGCGGCGTTGCATACTTCTTGGATGAATAGCGCGAAGTGCTGCATCTGTCCATATGTCTGGTCGACCCAGAAGAACGGCGTACCGTCTCTTACGGCAAGTTTCCATTTCATAAACTCGCCGCTATCCAAAACTTTAACTGCAAAATCGTCTGTTGCGGTGACGGTCTCGCCGGTCTTGGCTTCGTACTTTCGGATGAAGTCAGTCACTTTGGGTACTTCGCCTTTACCGCCAAACACTTATCAATATACCCCTGCATCTGCTGTGTATCGCCCTTAACAAGTCCGTCCATATAATCAGAAACGGGTGGATATTCGGACTTGCGTCTGTCTGAATAGGTTTTTTCCGCTTCCGATTGTGCATCGGCGAGGAGTTTGTACTCAGCGTTGGTGACTTCTTTTTCCTCAATATCTGATTCAGCATATCCTGCGCCGACAGCATTCCGAATTAATGTTCCCTCGGTTGCGTCTGACTGCATTTCAATAATTTTTCCTGTTGCTTTTACTCTGCAAATTCTCATTTCATCACCTCAACGCTAAAAAATAAACAGTTATTGTCCCCGAAGGCGAACCGTTTTTCTCCCATGATAACGTTATCCCATCAGAATCGTATGAACTAATTTTTGCCACTTGTAAGTCGGAAATACTAGTAGATACATATATCGCGGCTGCTCCGTGAACCATTAAATTTGCCCCATACGTACCGATAACCCCCATATCGGTTCCTGCTAACATACCAATCGAAAAAGGAAAACCCCCTGCAATTTCAGCAATAAAAACCACCGCTGATGGCTTAAAACCGATACCTGTCAATGCTTGCGTCCCATTTGCTGCTGTCATATTGCGAGTAAAACTGCCAATTTTGTAAGGGGTAACACCTTCTATCGCATTGCCGGCCGCATTAAACATTAGGTGTTTATCGGCAATAGCAGAGAGCATCGCAAGTGTTCCTGCCCCGGTTCCATATGGTACTTGCCCTGCCGCCGTGAATAAGGATTTGCCGAATTTTTCCGTGTCCAATTCATCCAGCGCCGCCTGCACCGTGACCGCCGCAATGTTCCCCGCCGGAGTGTTGACAACGTTCGCGGCGCCAACCTTTGCCCCGTCCGTCCCTATGCCCGTATGCGCGTGGCCGTTCGCCGCCAGAAAAGCGTTGATGTCGTTGTATATTTTCTTAACTTCGTTCTCGTGATTTTTCAGCACTTCCTGAGTCTCTTGCGTGGCGCTGAATGTTGATGGATAACTTTGCGATAAACTCATGGTCTACCTCCTATCGGCCGATTTCTAAAACGTCGATGCTGATATTCCGGATGGCTATTCGCCCGGACTGAACCGTCAATACCATCTGTACGGCTCTTGTGCGTTTCCGGGTTCGCTTCTTGACTTCGGTGTAATCATTCTCCGTAACCGGGTCCGAATCCGTGTTGGCGATATCCGAATCGGTATTGGCGATATCCCCTGTCTGCGTGAATGCCATCGGCAAAATCTTGTTTCCGACTTCCAGAATATAATTCCCGGGCAGAAAGTTGTAAGTCACGAGGTTGATGTACTTCATCAAATACTTTTTATGCTTCGGCAGGAATCGTTTTGTAGCGATAATCGCATCAAAATTGTTCCCGTCGTCCGTGTCTATATTGTCGTCCAGTTTAGCTATTTTCGTGCCGTAGGCGATATAGGTATCGAATCCTTTGGACACCACGTCTTTGATTGTATAAACGAATTGCCGTTTGCTCCACGCGTTGATACCATAGTGATAGATTAGAACCTCGTGGGGGTTGTTGGACTTGCACCATACCTGCTTCCGCGAAGATACGTGCCATACTCTCGCCGTGATATCCACGTTTTGCGTGTACCAGCCATTAATCATGTACCCCGGAGCAGGGTTGTCCACAATCACAGCTCCGTAAGCGTCTGTCGCGCTGAATGAGTTGAATCCTTCCGGCCCGATGAAAAAAGCCTTGTTCATCAGCGACAGCCCCGAATACTGGTTGATTGCCGCCGTTCTCTGCGCCGCCGGATAACAGCCCACATTCGCGAAGTCATTTTCGTTGGTTATGCGGTAGACCGAGCCGTTGGTCTTGATGACAATGGAGTCTGTTGAAAGTTTAATTGAGCAGGCGATATTCGAAGCGTCCTTATACCCCACATCGACGAACTGCGCGGAGGAACTGTCAGTGGGGTTGTTCGTCCACCCCGTGTAATCTCCAATGGCTGAGTAATTCTTCACGTCTGACAGGCGGTTGAACGCTTCCACCCTGCCATTATTGTGTGCTACCCAATGCGAATTCGGACTGCCGGCCACGGCGGTCAATGTAGTTCCCGAAGCAATCTTCTGTATCTCGCCGCCGCTGGCTACCAACACAACATCGTCATACTGCGCATATACGGGGTCGTAGGTGCCCGTGAGCGAGCCTAACAAGGTTTTCGTGGTCAGGTCCGTGCTATACAGTAACGTGCCGACAGAGCAATACCAAATGTCGTTCGCATCGTCGTAGAACAGCGAATCGACCGCCGCGCCTACGTCAAACTGACTCACTACGCCCGGGCATACCTGCGGTTGGTTCAAGTTTACGCCATACTCCCAGTTATCAGCCTGCGCCAATGTCCCGTCAGGGATACTTTCGGGATTCGCGATCAGGCACAGCCCGCCCATGACATTTTGCAAGCTGATAGTGAACTGGGCAGGGGTCTTGGTACTTTGAATCGGCATTACGCGCCGCCCTTGGCGCTGAATAGCAGCGCTTCGTCAGCGGTAGCCAGCCCCACGTCCTGCGTCACGTTAGCCTCGAAGTCGTTGTTGATATGGATGCAGACATAATCCACAATCTCACCCACACAGTAGTCAGGCAAGGGGATAGTGTCGCTTATCGTGGTCAACAGCGGCTTGAACGTCGAATACTTGAACACTACCGAAGTAGGCGCGCCGTAGTCCAGCGAAATGACATCACCGCTGACAATCAGCCGATACGCGGATTTCTGCGGTATGAACCCGAAGAAATCAGCGGGCTTCGCCAGCGTCGCAGATGTGCAAGTCGCCTGCTTAATAACCAGCGGGTCATTCGCCTTGATCAGCCCGTTGTTAATCCGGGCGATAGCCGCGTTGATGTTGAGAATCATTACTTCGGTGTAATAATCATCAACATCGAGGTCAAGCCGTTTGGCAACGAGGTCGATAATCCCGGATACTAACATACGTACCTCCTATCAGCCGCGAATGAAACACCGATACCCAATAGCGGTCGGCGCGACTCCACCAGTGGTATCAACCGAAGAGCCTACCTGCGTAATTCCTACCGCCGTGGTCCCTGTCCCGCCCAAATCAATGTTCAGATTTGCAATATCAGCGGTTGCGCGTGGCGACCGAGTAAATATTACTGCACCTGCCGCGCCGGTTACGGCAAACATTGCCAATATAGCAGCATTAGCCGCGAGTGACGCCCTGACTTTCGTCATGATCTTGGTAGGCGTATTATCGGCCACCACAACAGGCGTTAATACCGTAAGCGGTGAACCGACCAGCCCTGTGCAAGTAACAATCGTTGCCATATCTCCGGCTCCGGTAACATTGCCTGTAACCAGCGTTGCCGTTTCAACCTGCTTCGTGCCGAGGGAGGTTGTCGGGTCGAGCGTCAGCGTGTCAAATGATTCAAATTCGTCGTCAAATGTCTCGTTCTGTTTGACTCGGAACGTCAGTCCGCCCACGGTAACAGCAATGGTTTCGGCGGTGTCGTTGACGAGCATCACGCCACTCCCTGAACTGGCACGGTCAAGCCCGACGACTCCGGCGAAATAATCTCGTATGGGTTTCCTGCGAGTTTCTTGCATTTTATGCCTCCTACAAATTGAATATCAAATTGCGCGGGCGTTTCTTGCCATCACGCGAAGCAATGAGCCTGAGAGCCTGTTGCTGAGCATTTACCGATTCGCCGTTACATCGCATAATCACACTGTCCACAAGCAGATTATTGAAGCTCGTGGGCAGGTCTATCGTGGTCGGCGTGATCGTGCCATCAAACGAATATGACGGGAGAAATTTGCGATAGAAAATATCAACCGTGATTCCTTCGACGTGCATCGTGTTGCCGACGATCTGATAAGCGAACGCGTCCAGCTCTCGGTCAGCAGGAATCAAAGTCAGCGGAGCATCAACGTCGCCAACGGATATCATCGACTCAAAATCTGTCGGGAGCGTGGCCACGCCTGCCGTGATCGTCAGCGTAGCGGGGGCGGTAAGGATTGACGATGTAATCCCGTTGAGCGCCAGCGAGATTTCGTTGACAACGTAATTGAGCGCATCGACAATCTGATACGGTGAAAATGATTCGTCCGGAAGTCTGTACCTGACTGAGCCGTATAATGCGGACGTTAGCATGTGACACCTCCAGTTAGAGAGAAGGAGAGGCGATAGCCCCTCCTATGCAGCTTCCGCTACCGTGTAGACTACTTGGAGCATGAACCCCGGAGGATTCGCGGTTGCCCCGTCAGTTACCGACAGATACAACTTTTCGCCTGCGGAGAGAACCTTGTAAGTTCCGTCCAGCGCACCGAGGGAAGTTGCAGCACCCGCCGCAGGGAATCCCGGGTCTGTGTCATAGGTTGCTTCAACGATCGTGTTTGTGCCGTCCGACAATTTGATAACGCAGGTATTGCTGTCATCGACACCGGCCGCCGCTGCATATCCGATAATCGACGCACTAACCAGCGTCACGTCAAGCCCTGCCGGGGCTACAAACAGAACCCTATCTGCGATATCTGCGTTCGCGGCCAAGTCCTCAACCTGATACGTCAGTACATGAGTCTTCGCCGTCGCCGCAAGTTTCGCTGCCGTCCAGATTCCGTCCACGAACAGCGCACGGGTCGCAGCATTGGCCGCAAAAGCCGCATCAGCTATTTTTAGCAGCACCGTGGCAGCGTCGAAAAAGTCCGTTGCGATCAACGCTCTGCCTGTCGAGTCCGCGCTGAGAATCCCTGCCGCT